AGGTGATGTGGGTGTCGAAGTTGGTCTGGGTGCACAGGTAACTCCGGTCATCCAGGGCAGTCATGTCCTGGGTGGTGCGGTCAGTCGTGGTGGTGTTGGTGGTGCTTGCAATCGGACCCGTCACACCGAGACCGATCAACTCGCCGGCCTGCTCCTGCACGCCATACATGTTGATGCGGGTCAGGAACTCGCTCGACTCCTGAATGCGGGTTTCGAGGCGCTGGGCCACGCTGGGCTCAGCGGTGAATTTGGTGGTGACGTCGGACACGCCATGCAGCTGGGCAAGCTGCTGCAGGTAGGCGTTGTAAAGGGCTCGAGTTTCGTTGCGCATGGGTCTCTCCGGGTTCTGGGGCTGGGCTTGTCCGTTTCGGGTGTCAGCAGTCGGTGACGATGCGGCCGTCACCGCCGGCAACCGGCGGGCGCTGCCTGAACTGCGGGTTGTTCGGGGTAGTTGGCGCCGGGGTTTGCTCCAGCTTCTTGATCAGATCGGCGAACTCGGTCTCCAGCTTGGCGAAGCTGGTCTCCAGGCTCTTGCGGGCGGTCTGCTCGGCAGTGAGCGCCTCGGCCTGATCGGCGGAATGCTTGGCGATGGCTTCGAGGGTCTCGGCCAGCTCGCCGAACTGCTCCTCGGTCTGTTTGCCCTTGCCCAGCAGCTCGCTGACCTTCTTGAACAGGCCGGCGACCTTCGATGGGGTGTCGTCCACCTCTTCGAACTCGAGCTCGGCCGGCTCGGCAGCGGTGAAGAGGTTGTCCTTGTCCTGCTTGCGGCTGGTCAGCGTGCCGTGCTTGGCGCTGAATTCCAGGGCCTCGGTGCCGAGGCTCGCGGGGCTGTCGGTGACAGCCAGGCCGACCAGGTAGGCCTTGCCGGTGTTGGCGAACTTGGGCTGGATCTCCATGGAGGTGTAGATCTTCTGGCCCTTCTTGTTCAGGGCCAGCAGCGCGTCGTTGGGCTGGATCTGCGCGAACAGGGCGAGCTTCTTCTCGCCGTTGATCTCGATCTCGTCGGTTTTCAGGGCGAGCACGTCGCCATAGGCGCCGAACTGCGAGTCGGGGGACAGGCCCTTGATGTGCTCGACGTTGATGCGCGCGCCGTAGGTGTCGCGGTTGTAGCTGGCGGCCATTTCCTCAAGCCAGCTGCGTTCGATGGTACGACCGTCAGTGGTTGCGCCTTCGACGCCGATGCGGAACATCTTGGAGCGGTACTTTTTGCTGTTGCCGGCCATGCGGGCTGTCCTCAACTGGTGGCTGCTGGGCAGGTAGTGAGGGCATGGTCGGCAGCCCGTGCGGCGCGGGCAATTCGCCAGCCCTGTACTGGCTGGACGTACAGGGCGTCGGAGTAACGACTCGCGCGCGCGAACGGCAGCATCGGCGCCATGAATGCACCGTCCGTTGAAATTCCCGTCCAGGATCCACGCCGCACCGCTCGCCATCTGTACTGGATGGGCTGGCGGGTGACGGATATCGCCGACTTCCTGGAAGAGAAGGAAAAGACCGTCCACTCCTGGAAAACACGGGACGAGTGGGACCGGGCGGACAATGTCGAGCGGATCGGTGGCGCGCTGGAGGCTCGGCTCGTGCAGCTGATCCTCAAGGACGGCAAGACCGGCGGCGACTTCAAGGAAATCGACCTGCTGCACCGCCAGCTGGAGCGGCAGGCGCGAATCCAGCGCTTCCAGGCCGGCGGCACCCAGGCGGAGCTGAACCCGAACCTTGAGGCGCGTAACGCCGGGCCGAAGAAGGCGCCGAAGCGCAACGAGTTCGATGAAGGCGAGATCGAGCTGCTCGAGGAGGCCTTCCGCGACAGTTGCTTCGAGTACCAGCTGGACTGGTACCGGGCGATCAACATGCGCACGCGGATGATCCTGAAGTCGAGACAGATCGGCGCAACCTTTTACTTCGCCCGCGAGGCGCTGATCGACGCGCTGCTGACGGGGCGTAATCAGATCTTCCTTTCGGCAAGCAAGGCGCAGGCGCACCAGTTCAAGAACTACATGCAGGCGTTCGTCCAGGAGGCGCTGGGCCGGCAGCTGACGGGCGACCCGATCGTGCTGGCCAACGGCGCGGAGCTGCACTTTCTCGGCACGAACTACCGCACCGCCCAGGGGCGCAGCGGCAACTTCTACTTCGACGAATTTTTCTGGGTGCATGGCTTCGACGAGCTGAACAAGGTCGCCTCGGGCATGGCGCTGCACAAGAAGTGGCGCAAGACGTACTTCTCGACGCCGTCGAGCATGGGGCACCCGGCGTACAAGTGGTGGACCGGTGAGCGGCTGAACAAGGGCAAGCCGGCGGCGCAGCACGTGAAGATCGACCTGCGCCACGACACGCTCGCCCCCGGCAAGCTGTGCCGGGAGGACAAGATCTGGCGGCAGATCGTGACCATCCTCGATGCCGAGCGCCGCGGCTGCGATCTGTTCGATCTGGAGGAGCTGCGCTTCGAGTACAACGCCGAGCAGTTCGCCAACCTGCTGATGTGCGAGTTCGTCGACGACGGGGCGAGCATCTTCCCGCTGACGATGCTGCAGCCGTGCATGGTGGACAGCTGGGTGGAATGGGGCGAGGACTACAAGCCGTTCGCGGCGCGCCCGCTGGGCGACCGGCCAGTGTGGATCGGCTACGACCCGGCCGAGACCGGCGACAGCGCGGGCATGGTGGTGGTCGCCCCGCCGGCGGTGCCGGGCGGCAAGTTCCGCATCCTGGAGCGCCACCAGTTCCGCGGAATGGACTTCGCCGCCCAGGCCGAGGCGATCCGCCAGGCCTGCAACCGCTACTGGGTGACCTATATCGGCGTGGACGTGACCGGGCTTGGCTCGGGCGTGGCGCAGCTGGTCCGCCAGTTCTTCCCCAACGTGACCACGTTCAGCTACTCGCCGGAGGTGAAGACGCGCCTGGTGCTCAAGGCCTACGACGTGATCCGCAACGGCCGGCTGGAATTCGATGCCGGCTGGACGGACGTGGCCAGCTCGCTGATGGCCATCCGCAAAACCATCACGGCCTCGGGCCGCCAGATGACCTACACCGCCGGGCGCAACGACGAGACCGGGCACGCCGACCTCGCGTGGGCGCTGTTCCACGCCCTGCACAACGAACCGCTCGAGGGGCAGACCTCGGCGAACACTGGATTCATGGAGATCTGCTGATGAGCGAACTGACTAACGCCCCCGCCGCTGGCGTGGAGGCCTTCACCTTCGGCGACCCGCTGCCGGTGCTCGATGGGCGCGAGCTGCTCGATTACCTGGAATGCTGGCTGAACGGGCGCTGGTACGAGCCGCCGCTGTCGCTGGATGGGCTGGCGAAGTCGACCCGGGCGAGCGTGTTCCTGCAGAGCGGGCTCAACTTCAAGCGCAACATGCTCGAGCGAACCTTCATCCCGCATCGCCTGCTGAGCCGGCAGGCGTTCGGCCAGTTCGCCCTGGACTGGCTCTGGTGCGGCAATGCCTACCTGGAACGGCGGCGCAACCGGCTCGGCCAGGCGCTGGCCCTGCAGCCGACGCTGGCGAAGTACATGCGCCGCGGTGCGGATCTGGAGACCTACTTCCAGGTGCGCGGGTGGAAGGACGAGCACGAGTTCGAGCGCGGCAGCATCTGCCACCTGCGCGAGGCGGATATCAACCAGGAGGTGTACGGGCTGCCGGAGTGGCTGTCGGCGCTGCAGTCGGCGCTGCTGAACGAGTCGGCCACCCTCTTCCGCCGCAAGTACTACCAGAACGGCAGCCACGCCGGGTTTATCATGTACATGACCGATGCGAGCCAGAACGAGGCGGACGTCGACGCACTGCGCCAGGCGCTGAAGTCGGCCAAAGGCCCGGGCAACTTCCGCAACCTGTTCGTCTACGCGCCGAACGGCAAGAAGGACGGGCTGCAGCTGATCCCGGTGAGCGAGGTGGCGGCCAAGGATGAATTCGGGTCGATCAAGAACATCAGCCGCGACGATCTGCTCGCCGCGCTGCGCATCCCGCCGCAGCTGATGGGCATCGTGCCGACCAACGCTGGCGGCTTCGGCTCACTGCGCGAGGCGGCCGAGGTCTGGGCCGTCAACGAGCTGGAGCCGATCCAGGCGCGACTGGCCCAGGTGAACGAATGGCTGGGGGATGAGGTGATCCGGTTCAAGCCGTTTGAGTTGCCGGCGAAGAACTGATCGCCGCCCCGCGCCACCAGAAGCCGCCCTCGAGGCGGCTTTTTTGTGCCTGCCGATCGGCGCCCGGCAGGCGGCCACCCCGATCAGCACCCGGCGCGCGCCGTCGTCCCCCCACCACGCCTGCGGGCTAAACCTATGGCATTTTCCGCACCCCTGCGGGATGGCCGAGAGCGGCCCAGGCTGCGCGCTGGAGAGGCGTTTTCGGTGACCGGCACCCCTGCGAAACCCTGCACAGGAGACCTCTTTCTGGAGCGCCTGCGGAGCTACCCGAGCCAACCGATTTCAGAGGCGAATTCGGAAATGGGTAATTTTGGTCAGGCCCTTCCGAAATGCGGCTAGAGGCCCCGTATTTGCTGGGCTCGTCCGCTTACCTTCAAAGGTAATTTCGGGTAAGGCAAAAGGTAATTTTTCTGTAAGTGCTTGATTTTAAAGGTCTTGAGTTTTTTGGAACATGACCATCTGATTAGGTAAGTTGCTTACCTCTGAATTACCAAAAAATTACCTTTAAGAACCGATCCTAAGTTACTGACAGACAAGGCTTTCAGGCGCTCCGCAAAAGGAAATTACCAAAATTACCCGTTTTCGATGGGTCAAGATAAAACGCGGAGTTCGCTGGCTGGGGGGGCGTCCTCGTTGCGTACACCAGTTCTCTTTGGGAACACGCTGGGAACGATCACACCCACATTCGCGCTACCTCAGATACGCGAAAGCCCCGGAATCCGGGGCTTTCAGCGCTTCAAATGGTGCGGACGGAGAGACTCGAACTCTCACGGGAGCGCGCCCAAGGTACTGATTTTACTGGCCTTCACCCTCACCGCTTGCCCGTCTGGGTTCATTTTGGGAACACGGCATCGCCGGAAGCCGGCGCGCAGGCATGAAAAAGGCGGCTCGC